TGAAATAACAGGCGATTGATTAATCGTTTTCAATATAATAATATAGATTTAAATTAATTTAGATACCTTACGATACAAAGTATCTAAGTCGACTGAATTAATATTAATTCAGTTAACTTCTTTATTATGAAAGGAAAAAAAGAAAAGCAATATTAGCAGTATTGCTTTTCTTTGGTGAGGTTAGCGATTATTCGCTAACCAATTATCTAACACATCGTTCTCCGACTGTTTGTAATTTTCCAAGAACTTTTGTTCATCCTTGGTTAATTCTACTCCACAGAGAACTTTGTTCTGTAGGATTTGAACTAGATATAGGTCCATTATTTTTTTCACCTCCTTTCTGCGACATGATTTACTCTATACTCCTGATGTAGCAGGGGTATAGAGTAGTCGCTATTTTATGTTTTAATCTACAAAGAGTTAAACTCTTTTTCTATTACCACTTAAATAATATACATTTGAATTAAACTAGTTTATTACTCTACTGGCCCCTATACGAGGTCAGTAGAGTAAATAGTTACATGCAAGGTAAAGTATTGGTTTTACGTGGCTCAACAAACATGTTAATTCGTTGAGTGTTTTCTAAAATCAAATAAAATTCATTGTGTGTGTTTAAATCATTTAGAATTTCTTTAACTTTAGTTTTATCAGTTACTAAGTAAGAGTTATCACCTACATTAATAGAGCTGATAGCAATAGGATGTGAAGTCTCTGTAGCACCTAAGTCAAACATAAAGTAACGGCCTTTGGTAGGTAGTACCGTATCTTTAGGAGAACAGATATAATACATCACGCGTTTAAACTTACCATTCTTAGAAGCAGTATTAAAGTAAGAAACAATCTTATTGTCCTTATCGTCACGAGTTAAACCTAATTTGGTTTTAATGTCTAAAACAGGTAATTGATAAGGTTTAATTACATCGTCTACACTATTAACAGCATCTACATTAGTAGTAGCTTCTTCTTCTACAATAGTGTTACCTGTTTCTTCTTTTACTACTTCTTGTTTAGTTTCAGTAGGTTTATCTTGTTCTACTGTTGGCGTAGTAGTAGTCTGAGTTTGTGGTTTATCCATTTTTGCTGAACTCATTGAGCAACTTACATTAATAACAATAATACCAATGAAGAGTAGAGCAATAATACCTAATGTGATAAGTGGTTTTTTATTAAATGCAGATTTTACTGGCATGTGTGTTTTCCTTTCGATGGATGGATGGTATTGAAACCACCTGCGTTATTGTTAATATCAAGAACTGGTGCATCATCACAATGACAATCATGAGATGAATTATCCCAGTATGCTTTATTAAAGAACTGGATTTGTCCTTTTTCATCTTGCCAAGAGAAAGAGTGTACACTTAGCAATTCTTCTAGATAAGTGCGTTTACCATTTAAACCTAGAATTTGATAATAAGGCTTATTGACTAAAATCTTTACTTTATCGGAAGACATAAGATAAGAAGGACCACCTACTGCAACATCTACTAACATATGGTCAGTAGAGAACATTTGCCAGAGTTTAACAGTAGAAGAAGTAATGAGTTCAGTTCTTAGTTTATTGACACCATTTACTGGTTTTGCAGAAATAGTATAAATCTCAATGTCTTCATGTACAGCACGTTTGAAACTAAAGTCTTGAGAAGGTAAATCTCTTTTTTGAATGAGTTTCAGTTTATGTAAAAGCTGCTCTACTGTTTGAATAGGGCAAGGCGAACCTGCTAGTACTACTTCACCTGTTTGTGACATATGCCATGTAGGTTGGTTAATGGAATCGTACAGTAATTTATCTTTGGGCATTGAAGAGAGTTCTTCAATCAACATTCTTAAATTCATTTAGGATACTCCTATTAGGGGTGTAAATATAAATTCTCATAGAATTGCCAGATAAAAAGACAAAAAAATAATAGACTACTACGAGGTTTTATCCCCGTAGTAGTCCAATACTTATTTACCTAATAAACCAGAAGCTTGAGATTCCTTAGCATAATCTCGGTTGATGCTATCTTCTACCGAGAACTTTTCAGGATAACGAGCTTTCAGTTTTTTGAATACTTTATCAGCAACAGTTTCCATATCCATATCGTGATAAAATGCCAATGAAGTTAACACAGTAAGAATTCTCTCAACTGTGTTCAAGAAATCGCTAAGCAACACACTTGTTAAAGGTTGGCCGTAGAAGTAATGTTTCTTATAATCATCGAGTACAGAAGCAATACGAGACAATTCACTTTGGAATATTCCCATAAAGAAATCATCTTGATTAACATCTTTATCAATATGTAAAGAATAAGTAGTATTCAGTTTACAAGACGTGATATAGCTAACAATCTTGCTGCTACAGATATTGATACCTAATCTTTCCGCAATATTATCTTCAGAAGAAATAATCTTTTCAGTAATTGCACGGTCAAGGTCATATAGTGAAATACCACAGTACCAAAGAGTATCACCTACTTCAGACAACATACATTGAACTTGCTCATCTGTTAATGGTTTTTTCTCAAAGATAGCTCGTTTGGTTTCTTCATCAAAAACTTCATTGAGTTCACCCAAGATACCTACCATGTCATGGAAGAGTGCTTTGCTGATGTCTGCATTATAGGTAGCATTAGTACGATTTGCTAACTGCATGAATTCATACCAACCCATACCGCTAACATCTACTTTACCAACCAAACCATGCAATTCAGAAGCCAGTGTATCTGGTTCTTCATTAGCTACATCGATAATCACGAATTTAGGTTTACCAATAACCAACCAGAAGAAAGAACTATAGTGTTTTTGATATTTCTCATGACTAGCCATGGACTCTTTGTCGAATGTTTTATCGTACTCTTCACCATTTAGTTTCTCTTTTGGAAGATTAAATGGTGTTTCACGAGTAACATTGACAAATACATCTACCATATTTTTAAGACATTTTACGTGATGGTGTTCTCTGTTTACAACTAATGTTTCAAGATTACACACATTATTGTAAGAATAACCGTAAATCAAAGAAGAAATAATAGTACGGTCTACCAGCAAGTAAATATCTTTATTGGTTTTAATATTGTTCAAAAGCATACGTACTACGTGCAATTGTTCAATCTTACCTTCGCAAATAAGTTGAACATTTGCTTCTCTGATATATTCAGGTATTGCATTTTCAATTACAATACCAGTATTAGTTTTTTTACCCAATACAAGATCAATACCATGAGCAGTATATTCACGAGCTTTTTGATAACGAGCTTGGTATGGTTTCATATACTCTTTATCTACGCCTTCAAATGAGAAGATGTCGTATTCTTTACCATAGGTAGATTCGTCACCTGTAGGTTTATGGATAAATACCAAATTACCTTCAGCTTGTAGCTTTTTAGCATAAGCTTTAATCAAGGTAGTTTTACCTACGTTAGAGCTACCTTCAAATGCAATTACTTTAATCATTTTGGTTTCCTTTATTTAAGAGTTTAATTGGCTTCTTGTTAAGCTTCCTGCTGATTAAGAAGTTGTTTCACACGTCTAATAACATAGAGTGCATTTTTATCACCAAGGAGCATTTTAGTAACCTCCTTGTCAATAAATTCCTGACGACTATCGTCTTCACTGTCTACAATTGCTTGTGCTTTTATATCCAGTTTTTCAATTCTATCATTCTCTTCGATAGGTTTATTAATTTCATCAAAGTAAAATGAAAGTTTACCTAACCTACTTTTAGAATGTTGTCTCGTTAACATTGGTCTATCACCAATATTTAAATCAGTATTTACATCCATTTTATATCCTTTCGTGAAAATAGATGAATGTATCATCAATTAAATAATATAGGTTTAAAAAATAATACAGATACCCTAAATGAATAGGGTATCTGTATTCGCTATTAATATTCTTTACAAAAGATAAACAAACCAGTAGTGGTTTCGTAAGCAGTAGAAGTCATGCCTTGACCAGTAGCTTGTGTATAATGGTGTGCTTTTAGTAACACACCTTCAAGCATTAATTGCTCATTCTTCTCACCTGTATAATGGATACGCATAATAGAACCAGGTTTAACTAAATCTGGATTAGAGTTATTCCAAACCACAGAATAGAGTTTACCTACTTTACCTTCTAGAGTAGAGACTTGTTCGTACACATTGGTATTGATTTTAGCCTGTGCCAATGGAGCGTATGTTACGTTATTGGGTGATTCGTTAATGATAAACTCATTAACAGATTGACCACGAGATACTAGTGCTTTATTACCATCTACTTTTACAGCATCGTCTGTATCTTGTACATTAAGATTAACAGTTCTTAAACCATTACCATGATTCAATAACTTAGCTGAATTATTATCTACTGATTCATTTTCTATTGTACCGATAATATAAAGGTCATTACCTTCTATTCGATAAGTAACAGGAGTATGTTGTAATAAATCACGAGAAGTAACAAAGATATTGACATACCTTATTTTATTGTCTCGTCTGTCTAAACCAAACTTAGGGTAAATATACCACATACCATTTTGGATATAGTGACTTAATCCTTTTTTATAAATACCATAAGAAAACTTTTGTAAGTAATTAGGTAAGTTAATCAAACGAGTAGTATGGGGTACAGGGATATTACGATAAGTATCTTGATTATCTGGTTCGACAATATCAATACCTTGTAATGCATCGTGGTTATCCAAACCTTCAATCTTAGAACCTTCGTTCATTAGCATGGTCACTAATGCTTCATCTACACGACAATCTACAAAATTAGTCCCTGCTTGAATAGTCAATAGTTTTTCTACTAAGATAGGCACTAATTGAAAGTCTATCTTAATTACATCCATTTTATTCAAGTCTTCAGTGGAAGCATTTTGAGCAATAGCCATTACCTTACGAACATTGATTGGATTCTTACAGTATCCTTTATAACGCTGAATAGTTTGATACGTACTAATCGCACTGGGTGATTTTTGTACGGTAATTTCAATATCGTCAATATAAGGATAAATCATGTCTGCCCAAATACCAGGAGATAACATTACTTCAATCGTGATTTCATCTGCTATGTTTTTATCATAGTCTCTCGATATATCTAAAGACAAGACTTTTAAAGTACGATAAGTCACATTCTTTTTAATAACGTGTATATAAGCCTGTGTATAATCGTAAGAAGCAGGTGAATTACCTTTTGCTATTTTGATAATTTCACCATTAGCTGGATTGGTCATGTTATCAAACATACTTAACCTCTAACCTTTTCTGAAATTTTACCCATCTCTGCTAAATGAGGCGCCATCTCTTGTTGGTTTCTCATCTCTTCGATAAGCTCAGTTTTCTCTTTCTCACGAGTGAACAAATCGTAACCTGTATACACACCACTAACACTAAAGGATTGATTAATCGCATTAATGGTTTCAGTAATGTCTCTATCGTTATTACGGTCACGTACTTTATAAATCACAGTAGCCATTTCGGATAAATCCCTTAAATCTTTATAGGGTACTTTACCTAGTAAATGGTTAATTCCTCTACACTCTTCTACATATTCTCGCCACTCAATTAAGTGTTCATGAATAATCGTATACATTAAGTGTTCTTGACTAGAATCGACTAAATAAAATGGAATCTGTTTTCTAAATAATTCTAATAGTTTAGGAATCTTTAGAGCTACAGTGACTTTCTCATGAGCATTACACCTATCATCATGTTCATCACCAGATGTAATCATCCCATAACGCTGAATTTCACCAATATCAATCAAATCAATATAAGCCACTCGTACTACGAATGGTGTATTGAATAATCGATATACAGAAGAATTCATTTCATCACGAGTAAGATACCTTCTTTTTTCTTCCACTTACATTCTCCTTACACCATAGTGGATTAAAATCATCAGAGTAGGAATAAAATAGTATTGTTCCATTTCACCCCAGTTTTCTACATCTTTTACCAATGCCTCAATAGTCTCAATATCTAATGTATCGTCATTAAGATATTTTCTTAGTTGTAGTTCTAAGTGAGATTGTCCTTCTAAAGAATCTTTATAGAAGTCACGAGAGAATACATAGGAATCGTTCATCAGTACTTGATTGATTAAAGGAATACCTTGGTACGTATGCATTCTGGTTTTAGAAACATCATTTGTAATGGTAATTGCTTTACCAATAATGTCTTTATGGTTTAGATAGAGTTCATTGGTATAACTTACTTCTACAGGCATAACGACACAACTAAAGCCTGAAAAACGAATCATAGCAAATTGAGGAATATTACTAAAAGAACTACTCGGTACAGCTACAGCTTTAGTGAATATTTCTTTTAATAAGTATTTATCACGAGTATGTATAACATCCCAAATACTAGGATTCTTTAAAATAGAGAACTGAGAGTCATCGAAGATTTTAAAATACATCATCTCAGGTGTATTACACACACTAAACCATTTACGAATGGCTTTCATGTAAAAACCATCGTAAGTAACGTGTGATTGATTCGGTAATACACAAGTTTCTAACATACGGGAATAGAACTTACGAAACCACAATACTCTTAATCTATCATACTCTTCTAAAAGCTCTTCAAATAAAGCTGCTTTCTTAGGTGAAATTAAAGGATTCTGACCTGCTTTTAAATAGTCTTTAGAATACTTAAATACTTCGACTGTTTTCTTATTTAAGTCAAGCATTCTTGGGTCATTTAATTGGTCAGTAATTTCAAACGATAAAGAGAATTGAATTTCGTATAAAGTATTGGTACGATGGGTCATACGGCGAGTACTATTAATACCAAACCAACCTAATGTACCTCTACCAAAGTCCATTAACATAATATCCCCTACATTGGGAATAATAGGTTGTTCAATGAGTGCTTCACCTGTAATCTCAGTAGTTCTAATGTCACTACCATTATTGGAAGTAGACAAACCAGATTGCATAACGATTTCTAATCCATCAATTCTTTCGTATTGTTGATGAGCAGCAGAAGTATCTTGAGAGTATTGTGATACTGAATCGTCTCGACCTAATCTTTGTCTAAAGTAAATCACCTTTTGGTGAGAACCCTCTACATAACGGATTAAAGTATCTAGTCGGTTATTTCTATTATCGACTACTGCTGTTTTGAAATCAGTAGGAACAATCTTTGGTTTTTCAATAAACTCATGTACGGGTTTTGCCTGTTCTGGTTTATATTTATCAGTAATTAAAGTAGGCATTTACCTCTCCTTAGGATGGCTAATATTGGTTGTATTGAATGTTTGTACAGTTTTGTGTGTATTAAGAATAGAAGGATGGTCTTTACCCCAGTCTCTATTATTCTTAATCATGTCAGGCATTCTATTACCAGAAATATACTCGATGATTCTAAAGTAAAGTTCAGAATATTTATCATTAACACATTCTACTTCTCTAAAGAATCTATCGTCAGGATGGCGACGAATACCCAGTTGACATTCATTGTAAGCATATCTATCTTTAAAGGTAAAGAAGTGACATTTACCTTTTTCACGGTACCATTTCTTCAATCTTTCAATAGCGTCTGTATCTAAGTATTTCCAATCATGGTAAATTCCTAAACGAATATTGTAAATCTTAGCAATATCAATTTCACCATTTAGATATACTTTACCTGTTTCATCAATCTTAATAAAGTCTCTTCTTAACATGGCGTTATTTTCGTAAACACATAACTGGAATACAGACTTTCCTTTGTGTAACATGTAGTCTTTTTCAGAAACAATGAAAGCTTTTAAATCTTCGTCAATATCGTAACCTTGTGGGTTATTTAAATCTAGGATTAAATCACCTTCTTTATCTTCAGGTAAGAATAATACCAATTGGTCTACAAATCTCTCTAAACCAATAATAGAATGCGATTGTAGAGGTTGGAATTCATTCCATCTAGGTACAGTAATACCATTGTAATCATCCCATTGGGCATTATCTCGAATAGCTGAATATTGGTCTAAGAAATAACCTGAATTGGTATAGTGAGTTTGATTTTCAGGAAACTTCACTTCGTCTGGTTTAGTAGTCTCTACCTCACCATCGTCATCAATACCCATAATGGAATCCGGTAATACTTGATTGTAAATAGTTCTAGGTACCCAGATAGAAACATCAGTAGGTTTTTGATAACGTAATAAGTAATCAAAAGAAACAATCCAAGAAGTCGCACCATCGGCTTTATCACCTTCTTCAATTGCACCATCAAAGTTAAAATAACCGAATACTTGTTGTTGGATTTCAGAAACAACAAAGATAGTATTCACACCTGCTGAATCAGAAGCAGTACCAAATCTTCTAATAAAATATTCTTGAAACCAATCTGATACATTACTCACTGTTTTATCTTGATTACGGATTAGACGATAGACTTCTGTCAATATGTAAATGAATTGTTCAGGTATCTCGTATGAGTATTCTAAGTTATGTGGGAATGCGTCTCTGTATCTTCTAATTTTTGATTTAATGCTGTTTAACCACATCCTAGCAGCTGCTTTAGAAGGTGCTCTGTATGAGATATTCAAACGCATTTCTACATCTGAATAATAAGGTGTGATGGATGTTTGTGTTTTATCGTGTAAAAAACAAGGATGGAACTCTTGGTCGTAATGTTGGTATTGTAAGAAAGTATTATTGCGATACTCCTCAGTAACCGATAAGGTAATTAAAGGATTAGATGTCGTATTAATTCCTTCTTTACCTAATTCGTGTGTAGCAGTACCATTTTCTTTACGCACACCTTCTTCGTCAATATAAACAATATTAATATTATCAGGAAAGATATCTAAGTATTCTTTTAAGTCTCGCACCACCTTTAGTACAATGGGTCGAGTAATACTGGCTTTTTCATTCCTGATGGGTAATTGTAATAACATAGTATGTCCTTTACTATATAATTAGTAGTCATACGTTTAAAGGAAAATCAAATGGATAATCAGAGTAAGCATCTAACAGATATTGAAGAATATGTAGCCAATCAAAAACCAAAGGTGAGAAAGAACATAGAAATAGTAAAAGCAAATCCAGATTATCCCTATATGCTACATGGTTCAGTCAATGGAAATATTAAAGAATTTGTACCTCGTCTAGCAGAAAGACCAGGACCAAAAGAAGACAAAACTGTACCTAGAGTACATGTATCAGATAGTGTGATTGGTTGTGTAGAAGGAATGAATGAATTAGTTTGGTATCTGATGTATGGTTATAATGCTTATGGTAGTAACGAAAAAGTAGACTTTAAGAATGGTTGGTATATTTATAAACTACCATTTGAATATTGTCTAAAACCAAATGAGGAACTGGTGTATGATATGGGGTTATCTAACGAACATTGGTTAGTTCCTTACAATAAAGAAACTAAAAAATATAAAGGTGAGATTATTGCTAAACTGATTGTGTCAGAAGTGAAATACCAAAACACTGGTATTGATGATGGTAAGAGAAGTAAAGTAATATACGAGTATCTGCTAGAAATAATGTCAGACAAAGTAAAGATTACACCTGATAACGAACCATATTTACCAGGGTATTATAAGATAACTTACTTCGCTAGATTAGGTATTAAGACATCAGATAATTACAATCCAAGTACTTATACTCCGGAAATGTGTCAAGTAGAGAGGATTTCTCAATCTGAATATAACGGTGTGAAGAAAAGAATCTCTCCTGATTTATTTACTAACTTAGGTTTTATAGATAAACTAAAAAAATCATTTACGTGGTAAAAAAAAGATACTCACCCCGAACGAAGGGTGAGTATCTAAAGCGGAGATTACTAGTAATTTTAACCAAGAGCAATTAAGGCAGAAAGGGAAGAGGAAACACCTTATCGCTCTAGATTAAAATAGTGCATTCTCAGGGGCACACCTGCACTAGGGTGTGTATTGCTTTATTTAACGTCCTGCAATATTCAGACGTAGGAGAAATGATATGAAGAAAGAATAGAACATAATTCAACTCTTTCACTTAAATAGTATAGATTTGAAATATTTTAGAATATAGAAATAATTCAAATGCTTTTACCTTTTAAGATTTGTAAGAAGAATGGGCCTTTAGCATTACAAGAATTACGGATAAGTTTAGGACAAGAATAATATATCTTATCAACATTATCTTGTTTTAATTTATCTAAACTATTTCTTGTAAAGCGATTAGGGTGTTTATATTGAAATAGGTATTTCTTAATAACCATAACAACAGGACGGTAGATGAAAGTATACTTCATTTATTGACCTCCTTTATATAAAATAGGTAATTGCTTAATGGCTGATTGGTTGTTATTACGTACTGCACCAATAACAATAGCATGATTTGGTTTAAACCCTGCAAAGAGTTTTTCACCTGTTGACGTTTTACTACCTTCGATATAACCCATCAAAGCAAGGTTAAGACGAGAACGGTCTACCCAATCATTGAAGAATTCTCTTTTGTAAGTATCTTCAAATATATCGTCTTGGTCGAAATACCATTCTTTATATACCATTCGTTTAACTGCTGAGTATTCGAATCTATTGAATCTTGTTTTAGATTTATACTTACAAAAATATTTATTAAAATATTTTTCAACTTTACGCGCTAAACCACGACTGTATTTCATTTTGATTTCCTTTTTACTGTCTTTTTAGATTTTGGCTTTACGATCTTAACAGGTAATTTCTTACACGCTAAAGTATACCAGTAACCTTTCTCTTTAATGATACTGGTAAAAGGTGTTTTAATCACATTCTCACCGAATGTATTATTGAAAATCATTTGCCAAAAACCTAATCTTTCAAATGTATTAAATCTTACTTTAGATTTATAAGTAATAAAATACTTATTAATCGTATTATGTAAGATAGGTGATATTTCACTATACTTATCTATATAGTATCCTTTAAAAATAAAGAGTAGGGATAACCCCTACTCTTTATTAATGTTTATATTTTAATCTACATACTTCTCTAACCAAGGATAAGACATATGTGGTTCGTTATGTAAATAACGATATGCTGCAATGATGATGTCACCATCAAGGTCGATATACTCTTCGTATTCTTCACCATTCTCATCTTCAGCAATAATCCATACATTATCCATATCGAAGTATAATGTTTCTTCACAGCGAGGGTCTTTGTAAAGACCATACGCACCTTCAATTTGACCATCAGATGAGCGCCAGTGCTGAATACGGCGAATAACGTTTAAAGCGTCTTTCTCATCTTCTAACAAAGATTCTTTAACTACTTCATCTGGTACAGTAAATGTACCGAAGATAGTAGAAACAACAATATCGGTGATGTTGTCTGATTGTACATCATTGTGGTCATGGTTACATTGGCATTGATTACACATTTTAATTTCCTTTAAATAAGTAATAATTTATAAATTAAGTTTCACTACTATACATCAGGCATATCGTCTATCTTATCTAGCATGACATTCAATGGGTCATTTGCAATGAAATAATCAGCATAGTTTCTTTCAGTTTCAGAAAGAAACTTGTTTAATTTACTGACAATTACGGTGCTGTAATTGTAAACAGTATCTCTTATTTGGTTATTGAGACTACCATTATACTTAACACCAATAGAAGATAAGATGATAGATGTTGTTTCAGATGTTTCAGTATTTTTACTCTTTAACGGAGTATATTCTAACAGAATATCGTCTTTAATATCCCCTAATTTGAGAATGATATCACCGCTGATTTGCTCAGTGGTAAGATCAATATAAATCTCACCAAGAGTTTTACCATACTCAGTTATTTTAACATGGCAACCACCGATTAACTTACCATTGGTTTTATCATGAACTGTAGTAATGCTAATGCAGGGACTATTAATATTTAATCTTGATTCTCTTTTTAATTTAGAAAGGTATTCGATTTTTAAATAATCCCCCATGAAAGTAGGGGTAATAGCACCTATCGGATCAGCTATACGAAGACTTGGAGTACTGTTATAAGCTATATATTTAAGATAGTCATTATCTGACTGGGTGAATATATCAGTATTCTGAATAATTATAATCTCTTTCTTCAAAAGACTTAGAGTACCAGCAATAATTTCATGCCATTCTTTTTTGGTTAACACACCATTATGAATGAGGAAATCATTATCTTCTATTACAAATTCTTTTGTATTAAAATTTTCCATTTTAATATTCCTTTATTCAAAAGCTTTCAAGAGTCCGTTGATATTGCGAGCAAAGATATCTTTTATATTACTAAAGATACTTTCTGGAATATCTTCACCAATATTTGCTAATGGTTGTTTTGATGACTCGCTATCTTTATAGTGGCTATACAGAGACGATTTAACATCATCCATAATCGTATTGTTAGTCACTTCGATATTATCTTTAAAGAAAGATAAGCGTCTTGCTTTATAGATGTTGATGGATTTTAACTGAACATTCTCTTTGGTCAAGAGTTTAGATATTGTGTTTAAATACCGATATCTTTTCAGATTACCTACATCAATTGCGGGTAATGTAATATCGATATTGTATTCACACAACAGTTCAGATAAATACAATGAGTCTCTGTCTATCGTGTGTCTAACACCAGAGTCTACATGATGATCCTTACTAATAAAGATATAGAAATCTTCTTTTTCTATACAGACAGTGAAACATCTTCGATATAGGTCTAGAGTTTCTTTATCGAATCTATCCTTATGTATTACCATGGCTTCAACACCAATACTTAATGACTTAATCACAATACTACTCCTTTACCATAGTAACCAAAAGCTAAGCCTAATAAAAATACAACAATTAAAATAATTGCTGATAAAATAGTATCGATACTGAATAATTGTTTCATTTTTGGTTTCCTTTAATAAATTTAATAGCACTATTGTGTCTTATCTTACAGGCTGTGCTAATTAATTCAGATGCTTTAAGATAACACTTATTAAACATAACGTTAATATATCCGTATTCTTCCTTATCTGGTGAGATAACAATACTAGATATAGGTGCTTTTCTTATCATGTCTGGATAGTAATTTTTTACTGGTCTAATGATATCTCTAGTATATTTATCTAATAGATAATCGTTGTGATAACGATGGTCTAATACAGACAATAAGTATCGATTATGTTTATCCACCGAGATAGATAAAACAGCACCATTTCTAGCAGTAATATTATCGCCACCTCCTACACCAGTATATTCGTTTCGCATGACAATAAATGATGAATCTTCCAATCCATTTTTATTGATTATTGAAATAACACGACCACGATCGTACATTGTGTAATCAGTTTCGATATCGAGCACCCATGAGTTGAAATCATCTTCAATATACAGTGGTGTTCTTCTATCGATTAAATTTTCTTTTAATGTTTGTTTTAATTCATTAAAAATAAATTCAATAATTAAATTAGCGTCTTCTTTACCAATTCTATTAATAAATCTATCTTTAATAACTGTATCAATAAATTTATCCATCTGGTTTCCTTTATAAAAAGATTAATCTCACTTTAATAGTATAGGTTTAAAAATAAATACTCTACTAGTAGGAGGTTATACTCCTACTAGTAGTATCTTAATTAAGATTTTGTAATAGCTATATAATAACCATCATCACCTAATATCAAAGAAACAACATTTCCAATAGGTGAACCTCCCAACGTGTCATTTAGATTATATAGAGGTAAATCTCCCAGCATATCATTTAGTTTGTATACAAAATCGAATACTTCGCCTTTGATTTCATCAATACTACTGAATGTTAAATCTGCTTCACCCATTGATTTATAATTGGTATAAAGACAAGTAATATACATAAACATCAGTTCACTCTTATCTGCGTCTTTATCTAATAAAATATAGGTTTGTTCACCGTCATCTACAATAATTCTTTCTAAAAATATAATGAAGAGATGATTCAATAGATTACGTTCTTCTTCATTGAATCCAAAGACATTATCGATGATAGTCTTTTTCTTTTCAATTTTAGTAATCACATCTGTTTCAACATTAACTTTCATTTTAAACTCCTTAAAAAAATAAATATCACAAAAAAGTAAATGATAGAATTTAATACCAGATAGGTTTTCCTATCTGGTATTATTCTAATCTTCAATGGTGTCTGGAAAGACACCTTTAAATAGATTATTATTACCCTCATCTTCATCTAAAGTGTCTGGGAAGACACCTTTATGGGATAAAGACTCAGATGGTTCAGTTACTTCTACTTCTACTAAATCTTCATCCAAAGATTTAGTTACAGTAATAACTGTAACCTTTTCTACAATTACTTCTTCATTTGGCGCAGCTTTTGTAGCTGCTTGATGTAACATGTTACCATACTTTTTCAAGTTATCTTTACGTGACATAATAATTTCCTTTATATAAAATATTAAAAATAGAGAAGGTGACTTCTCTTTCCACTATAGTAGTATATGTTTGAAAAAATCTATAATGTATTAAACATAATAATAAATACTACCCCACCAATTAAGGTAGGGTAGTATTTACATAGTTAAATTAACTATTAGTTTTCCTCTTTAGGAGTCAACAGGTCAGCTTGTTTAGAGATGACATCCAACAGACCTTTAACTTCAAACAATACGTAAGTAGAGAAAGAAGTACCAGGTTCACGCAACATACCAATCATGTCATTAACGAGCATGATAGAAACACGAGTAGCACGGATGTTAGCCATGAAACCACGACCTTCACGTGCTTTTTTAGAAATAGCAACGTATTTAGTACGCAGTTTCCAAATCACGTTTTTCAGTTTAGCAGCGGCTGGTTTAGCAGCATCGATCAGACGTTTGATTTGTTGCATTTGGTTCAACAGTTTTTCGATACCAGCGACAGCTGCTTGCAAGTCGGCTTGTTTTTGAATTGGGATATTTACATCACCGCTTTTCTCTGCAACTTTGTAGTTGTTAATACGAGAATACAAGCGTTGGCTGTTACCTTTTTCACCATTATTGTTTTCAGATTTACCAATTACAGTAACACCTACTTTATTACGTGGTAGTTTGGTAGACAGGTAGCATTCTTCAGAAGATTTCAAAGTAACACCAGCACGTGCTGCTTCTTGAGAAGATACTTTAGTACCGCCGACAAAAGGCATACTTGCAAGAACTTGTTCACGGGTTTTACGCAGAGTTTTAGCAAAAACGCCGCCTGCTGTTGCAACATGTTCAGACTGACTAGCACCAACTTTTTGATTGTGGTTTTCAGCGTAAGAAGTACCACTGTCTACGTTTTTCTCAATTTGTTCTACTTCGTGCAATGTGGCTTCGCCGACAGCAGCACCTTCTTGACCGAGTTTAGAAACATTCCAGCGTTTAGCGATTTCGTCAGCTACTGCTTGCATAGCGGATACACATTGACCAGGAGTAGACAATTTACCATCGATGTACAGAGACAGAGCACCACCATGGGATTTATAAGTGCTGTTTTCTGGAGTACCAGTAGCTTTTGCCAATTTTTCTTTAACTTTAGCAGCGTAAGATTTCATTTTTTCAAAGTTATTGAAAAGTTTAGAAACCAGTTGTGCGCCTTTATCCATAATCCAAGCGATACCTTTCAAGATACCATCCAAGATTTTCAAGAAGAAGTTCTTAACAGATTCAATGGCACCTTCGGTGTTCATTGATACACCACCTACAGTAGCGAAGGATTCAGTGCTATAGTCAAGAGCAGGTACGTGTTCAGCAGGAACACCAAGACGACCAGAGATGTAGTTAACATGTTCGTGAGCCAGTTCGCAGTGTACTTCTGTCAGACCACCGGTCATTTTAGCAGCAAACAAGTTAGCCAAGAAAGATTCAGTAGCTACAGCAGCTTCTTGAGCTTCTTCTACTTCTTCTTCTACGTCAGCTACTTCTTCAGCATCTTCTTGAGTGTCCAGAAGTTCAGTGTTCAGTTCTTCAGATTCAGTAACTGTTTCTTCACCAGCAGAGTTTTCAGTAGTTTCGATTACTTCTTCGCTAACACCTTCATCACCAGCTACATCTTCGAAACCTTCAACAACAGTTTCAGTATTGGCTTCAGTAGCGTCCAGGTTAGTTACTTGTACTTGACCTGCAATAATTTTATCAAATAAAGACATAATAAATCCTTTTTTAACTAGTAAAATAAATTTGTTTGGAATTTGTTTTACTCAGAATCTTTTAAAGTACTACTAACATAGAGTTAAAATACGTTTCGGTATAACGTACTTAACAGAAAATAATACTTTAGCTATTTACCATATATAAGTAGTATTTTACTAACACTATTGTTTTTATAAAAGGAAATTGAAATGGAAATAAATGAACTAGATGAAAAACTCATCCCTGATTATTTAATAGATGAAAATAGCTATTTAGAATCTACAATCGCGGATTTGAAGAGAGAACTTAAAGAAAATGATAAAAAGATAGAATCTATATTGAATCTTAAGACTATTCAGTGGAATGGTATTAAATCAATTAAGGCATCAGTAAATTATACTAAAGTAGCTAGATTAATTGCTGACAGTAGAGTATCTGAACCTAACAGTATCTTCTATTTTTACAACTTTCATGATGAAGTACTGTCTATGGTAGATGCCATTAAATGTTCTGAATTACCTGATTACAAAGATAATTTTGAACTATACGAGTTAGTATGCGACAAGATTAAAACCATGCTTAATAATTCTAATGGAAGTGCTCTTTATTACATTAAAGGGTTTATTTCAAATAAAGAATTTAATATAGATACAAGTCACATAACGTTTATTGGGTCTTTACAAGATTTACTTCAAATAAAGATTGTAGATTAAGGATTAGGAAAATGGAAACTAAAGATAAAATTAATGGTTTTTTAACTAAGATTCGTGATTTGGAGGAATCTATTAAACAAAAAACCAATGAATTAAATGAAGCAATTGTTGAATACGAAGATTATCTCACTGAACTTTTTAAATCAAATAAGATAAGTCGTATTAATGCAGATTGGTTTGCTACTAATTTCTGTCGTTTTTCAGAAGAACAAGGTGAGTATATTACTGAATTTAATCACGACGATGTGCTTACTTTCTTTATTGAAAATAGAGAGAGTGGAGAGGGTAGAATTTCACAATTGTTTGATTTTAAAATCTCTACCATGATAAATAAGTATGGTTATTGTAATTATAACTTTAAAGACTTCATCTTAAAACGCATTACTACTAATTTAGAAAATAATGGTAGTAATAGTAAAATTTACTATATGTCGGATATTGATGGTGATATTACCGAGATTGTTTTTAATGATAATCAGAGGAAATATTACAATGTATAATGATACATTAACTTATATTGAAAAATCAATTAAACTTAAGGAAAATTAAATATGGCAGGATTAGAATTATCTAATACCATTATTAAGCACAGCGTTGCTAAAACATACTCTCTTTATCTTTCTGGTGGTATTTACGATGATACTCAGAAAGAATTCTTAAATGACTTACGTATTGTTACAGAACATCCTGTTAATACGACACTTAAGCTCTTTATTAATTCTCCTGGTGGTTATGTACACATCATGAATGAAATCATTTATTATATCCAAGAGTATAGTAAAAAAGGTGGGTGTCTGGAATTGTATATTACAGGTCAAGCTTGTTCAGCAGCTATTGTTATCTTTACCCAATTGTTACCATTGGCTTATAAGTACGATGTTAACCCAGATTCTACCATCATGATTCACACTGCATTCTCTGGTATGTTTGGTAAAGCCAGTGACATTAAAGATTATGCGAGTCACTTGGATAAATCTGAAATGATTAAATGCTTTAAAAACATCTTACCTAAAAAGCTTTATGAAAAAGCTGCTAAACGAGATAAAGATGTTTGGTTAACTGGTAAGAAATTTATGTCTTACTTAAAGAAGGCTACTGAAAAAGGCCATCTACCTAAATTAGATTAAAAAAAGAAAAGATAGAATTAGAGTAGAGATAACCATTTGGTTATCTCTACTCTAATAGTCTTATCCTTTTACAACCCCTTTCAATACTGCAAATGGGTTATTCTCTTTAGAGAACCGACGGTCGCTGCGACGACGGTTTTCTTCCGCACGTTTTTTGGCTGCTTCTTTTTCAGCATCTTTGCGTGCCTCGTAGTCAGGTTTCTCTTCCCACCAGTGTATGTCTGATGGGGCAGCAGACTCATGAATGACAATGTTAGCAGTTTCTTTCTTGAAAGAAGGGTCGCTATCTTTCATCATACCGATGAAGTCACGAATGCGGCTGCGGCGGCCACTGAAGTAGGCAATATATTTATCACCTTCCTCTTTCATGCCCCATACGTTGCCACCACAAGTGGCATACTGAATGAAGTCAGTACCAAATGACCAACCGCACTTAACGTCATCTTTAGGTGAATAAGTGCCCTCGATTTTTCCTACGATTTCTGGAAAATACTTTCCTTCCATTGTACGATATCCGTGTGGGGTATCGTAGTAGGTATCCGCCTCGCGGGTTTCTTTGGCAACCTTAACCCATGCGTTGAAGATTTCTTTAGTAACGTTTAATGTAATTAACATAGTAATACTCCTTAAAAGTTTGTTGTTGAAAGAATTAAATTGGAAAGATTCCTCTCTCTTTCCACTATAGTAGTATATGTTTGAAAAAATCTAGAATACATTAAAACATAGTAATAAATAGACACTATACGGATATCCGTATAGTGTCTAAATATATTAGTTATTAGTGTTTATTGGATTTACCAATAGATGCATAACCATAACTCAACAAAGCATTAGCTGTTGATTTAATAACAGTATACAATTCTCGGTAAGTACCAATAAAGAATAAAGTTACTTTATTCTCAAATGAGTTGGTATACTTTTTCAAGAACAAACCGTTAATAAGAGTGTGTTCAATACCGTGTGTAGCACCACGTGCAAAACCACCCATTTCTTGAGTAGTATTTCGAGCGATGTTTTGTTGAGCATCGTCTGATGTAACATGACTTATCAGATTTGAGATTGTATTAATAGCTCGGCCTGCGGTTAAACCTAAAATACCTGCTGGACCTAATAAGATAAAGATAATTGCTGGAAAGGCTACGGAACCAGCTAAAGCTTCCCAATCATCACTATTCCAATCAGTGCTATCACGTTGATGATTTTTTAATGACATATTCATTTTAACTAATTGCTCAATACGTTTTTTCATATTGGAAGTCAATGCGTTAAATTGATTTGCATCAGGTAAATCACTTAAACAATTCAAGAAAGTATTTAAGTTTTTCAATAACTGTTGTTTACCAATGTAAGGTAGTTGTCTATCGGCTGAACTCTTAGTAGCAGCTTTACCAGAGAGTTCTGTACGTGTTTTATTTTGATCAGAATAAGGATGGCTAGGAATCAGTGAATCACTACCTTTAGGCATTGGAACAATCATCGAGTTCAAATCAGAAATTTCCCATTCGTAATTATTGTACTTACGATCACCGCGAGATACTTCTTTAAAAGGACGACCTAGTTTAAAGAAGTTTTTTCTCTCCATGTTAGCAGCAACACTCTTACCATCACTCCAGTTTGTTGAATTAAAGAACTGGCAAGATTTTTGAAGTTCAGAGAAATAGTCTTCCATGAATTGACCATTACCAAACTGGTTCTTCACACCTTCAACTACATTAGCAACTACTTTATCCATTGCCAATTTACCATCAATGGTCAAAGCAGAACCATTTTTAACAATCAAGCTACCAGAATCATTGAAATCACCGTGTTGTTCAATCTCGTTAATCAAAGTTTTAATATCATCTTTAATACGTTCAATACGGTTAAACTCATGACCAAAGAATTCTTTAGTATTACGCCAGAAGCGTGCAAAGAAATGGTTAGCTTCTGTAGACAAACCAAGAATACGTCCGTCTAGTTCTTCTAGTGCTAGTGTAATAGCGTTACGAGAGCCATGAAGTGTAGAGAAAGATTCTGTAGAAATATGTACAGGGAATTCTTCTTTCAAACCGTTTGTCTGGTATGCTAATGTAATACGTTCAGAAAGAACTTTATTCAATTCACGCATACCTTCAATACCATACTCTGTTTCATTTCGTTTCATGTTCATGTAAGATACACGAGCAGATTCTAATGAATCAATGGTATTTAACACACGAGACAAATGTTCAATCTGTTCACCTTCGGCACCGGCTGCTTCTGGATGTACTTCTTCTGGTTCTTCATATTCGCCTTCTACACCAGAGGTTACCATGCTTTTATCTTCTTCCAAAGACAAATCAAATAAACTCATCTTATATTCCTTTTAACTTCATTTCTTAACAACTAGGCGAGTACCTAGCAACATGTAATCGTTTTCCATTACTCTCTACCTTTACTTAATAGTATATTATAAGGGCCAGAGCCTACGATAGTTCGAGTACCATACAGTACTTTCAACAATTCTACCAAATAACCAATACCACCAAACCCGATACAATGACGAATCAGATTAGCAGTATTGATTTTATTCGGCTCACCAAATACAACGTCATCAAAGTTACCATGTAGTTCTGGAACATATTTAATAATAGAACCAAGTTCAAAATGAGTAATTTGATGTTCAGTGTAGAAATCGTCTTGACGACGAGAGTGTTGTTTCAATGTATATCTTGGTTTGTCTTTAGGTTGACGAACAATACCGATTTCTTTTAGTGCATCAGCAAACGCCATAAATTCATTATAACCTAATTTTCCAGTAGAAGCATAACCTGATAATAAAGTATACCAGTCACTACTTAGTAGATTATAAGTAAGATTATAAACAGTCTCACGGTTTTTCAGTGCTTCTAAAGAACTACCTTTAAACCAGTCTGGATGTCGAGTATAAGTTTGATAAACCATATCGACATCACCAATACCATTTAGAAATACAATACCAGGTCCTTTACCATTACAAACAGTATTAGGTTGGTTATAACCATTGTATTTCTTAGTATCTTGTTCAATCTCGTAAAGAGCATTATAAACCAAACCATAGGTGGAATGAATATTATCTACTGGGAAACAACGGATATTATCATCTTGATAAATATCTTTTCTATCTAATGGTTTCTGTTTACGTGGAATATAAATGATTTTCTTTTCTTGAATATGCATTTGTTATTCCTTTCTTAGTACTTGGTATTTCGTGCTTTTTCTTCGTATTTAGAAATTTGATACTCTAACTTCTGCATACGCTCAATAGCCAAGTCACGTTGGCGTTCAGTATAAGCATCTACTTGACCATTAGCCAATTGGTTATTCATGGCTTCTAATTCAATCTTAATAGATTCTACTTCTTCTTTAGCCAGTTTATATTTGTTATGCTGATAATCCACAATGGCCATACCAATATAATAGAATGGATTAGTAGAAGCAGATAAGAAGTTATTCAAAGTACCAGACGGGTCTAACTTATGTTGTTTAAACATTTTTGTTTCAGCACCATCTTCACTGATGACGACATCAGGAATCTCTTTTAACATCTTCTCAATTTCACCAATATTGATACTGGCTAGAGAAATCAGTGCTTTGTAGAATTCTACAGTGTTTTCTTTAATGTAATTGATTTGACCACGTGAGATGACTTTTTCAGCTTTTAAACCACCTGCTAATTCATTTTGTTTCACAATCACATAACGGCAGTGTTTAGGAATGAACTCACCGACAAAATCAATAGTCTTACCTAAAGCCATGATTTGTCCACGAGCATAAGTCATGGAGTCTTTATCTACAGTTTTAGTAAAGTATTTTGTTACTAAACCAATCAACTCATCTAAGTGTTTATCACAGTTATTCAGGATTAAACCATAAGCTTGAAACAAATCTAACTTAGCCGTACCACGTGGGTAGTTACGATGAATCGCTGCTAATGTAGATTTATATTCCATGTTTTTACTGAAGTCTACATTTTGAGTATCTTGGATACAGCTTTGTACCACTTCAAGAGCACCATCACGAATACGATTACGTGTATCGATTAGCGTATCTGAAATATCATCAGATTTAAAGGTATTCATTAAACTACTTAAAATATTACCAAACATGTTAAATATCCTTTTTAAATAATAGGTGCAGAACCTTGAGAGAGCATTTTGAACACATCCATGTCAAATGAATCAGACTTAGTTTTCTTCTCAAGATAGTTCATAGAAATTTCAGATACATCGTCAATACCGTGATTGTAAATGAAAATACGTTGGTAGTCTTGGTTATAGACAATCAGAGTCATGATACCTGATTCTTCAAAGAATTTATCACGAGCACGTTTGTTATCCAGTTTAGCACCAATAGTCGCTTGAATACGTGTGCGTGTCGCATCGGAAATAATCCAAGTATTCGCAACAGTACCTACAGAGAACTCACCTGTTAACATAGCAGCAGTTTTATTATTCACATTACGATTATGTGTTTTCTCGTAATAACCAGTGGTATCTTCTACTAGGTTACGACGGTGTGCTTCAACCAGGTCACGACAAACAAATAAGTCAAAAGCAGAGTTAATGGTACCGCGATCAAAGTAAGCAATTAAGCGCTCACGCATGGATTTAGGTTTCTTAGTAATACCAGCAATCTCGACCAACATGTTAGAACGAATAGATTTCAGTTCTGGTTTTAACAAGATGTTTACTGTGGCTTTAGCTTTTTCACGAGATACATCTACGGTAAGAATACGACCAGCCGCTAGGTTAGCCAGTTTATTAATCTCATCAGTTACATCGTTGTTAGCGGAAGTAACTGCAGTTTCACGATAGTTAAATACACCTTCTGCAATATCTTCTGCTTCGGTTTCTGGATTTACGGTGTAGTAAGTAGCTTCGGTAGATACCTCTAATTTAGCTAAGTATTTACTAGGTAAGTCTGGGATTCTGGCTGGTACACTAATTTTATTACTTAATGTAGATAATGTAGTATTACCACTTACGATGACCGGTTTATATGAAGATGTGGAGACAGTAGCTACTGTTTGGCCCATTAAACGAATAGCCTCACCTGTCGCATCGCGTGTAGGTGAGTATTTACCCAATGCTTTACCAATACTTACGCCATTGATAGTATTATCAATGGACAAAGCAACAATATAATAACCGGCATAGTTTGCTAAACCTGTCTGAATTAATGTAGACATATTCGAGTCATTAAGTAACTCTGTCTCAATAGCAAATGTAGGTCGTAATTGTAATTCTGTGGTGTATTGTGATAATGATTTTGAAGTAACACTGTTATAGTCAGATGCAATCATTTTGGCAGCATTAGCTTTAAGCTGGTTACCGATTGCGCCAACTGCAGTCATACCCATATTTGCAATATCCATAACGAATTCCTTTTTAGATAGAAAGGTTAAAAATAAAATGTCAGATTCTGTACATAGTGTCGAAAAGTTCTTAGAGCAAGAACTACGCGAGGGTAGGCTAACAGGACTTTCCGAAAAATTTCTTACCAATACCGTTGATTTTATAGACCATCTTGTAAAAATGAAACATGGTTTTAGTGTGTCAAGTGCAATGGCAGATACCTTTAAAGGTCCTAATATTCTTGCTAACACACCCATGATTAAACCAAATACCAATCAACCAGGTTATATCTTTACTACTCGACCAGATTTAAACTTATCTTCTGCCAATATTAAAATTGAAAGAAAGATGATGCCATTATTAACAGAGAATAAGAATTCTCTAATGCACGCTATACGAATGATTTTATCACCTCGTTTAGCAAAAAGAATGGAACAAATAGAATATGGTGGTTCATTAGGTAAAAGTGATTTACCACGACATCCTAATTCTAATCTGGTTGACCCGAATTACCCTTTTATTGCTGTTTCTGATAACTTAGTAAAATCATTAACAGGATGGCCTTCTAGTGGTCTAGGTATTCACAGTACACCTGCCGGTGTTCTAAAAGAAGTACACATCATGGCAGATGGGCCTAGTACCTATAATACAGAATATAGTTTAAACTTAAGTTTACATGCCATGAAAGGCAGTGCTACTTTATATCTGTATTACTATTGGATTCAATATATTGGTTTTGTCTTATATCAAACATATGGCATGATGCCATGGCCTGAATATTTAGGTAACGGCAGAATGGACTACACTTGTAGAATCTATCGCCTCATAATGGATGAGACCCGAACGTTCGTAGAAGAAATGGCTGCTACAGGATACGCAATTCCAAGAAGTGTAGACATTGGCCCTTACTTCGATTATTCTAATCCAAGTGAGAATCCTAGACCTTATGTTGATAGGTCTGTAGATGTTGAATTTGCTTGTTCTGGTGCGATTTATTTGGATGAGATTTTAATTAAGCAATTTAATAATACTGTGATATTGTTTAATCCAAATATGGCAAATGGATTACGTGAAAGATTCTACGTTAAAGTATCTAAGAAATACCAGCCAATATTTAATAACTATTGTTATCCTAGAATTAATCCTATTTCACGTGAACTAGAATGGTGGACAACTAAGGATATGGTTAAAGCTAAGAAAGATGTTATTCTGTTAAGTAATATTGGTCCTTATTAATTATTAGAGGAATTAAAAAATGACTGAAGCTATACATGCCGATTTAATTTCGGATATTGTAGAAAATGTATCTAGCTATTCTGCTTCTCCAGCACGATTACAACGAGACGCATTAAAGACAATTCAAAAAGTATTAGACAATGAACTCGGTATTATCTCAGCAGAAAACCCTGTTGCTTTATGTCTTGAAATGTCTGCCATGCAAACAGCAGGTGCAGTAAATAAAGCATGGTTATTGAATCGTAGACAATATCCAGTATCTGCTCAAACCCATGAAGACTTATATTACCACTTAAGTGATTTAGACTGGGTAGGTGTATTTGGTTTACCTGCTAAAGCTAAGTTTGCTGTTTCGTTTGACTATGGTGAAATCCTACAAGTATTAAAACCTTTACCAGATGGTAGTGGTAACCTATTACGTATTCCACGTGGTATGCGTATCACTGTAGGTGAAGTTGACTTTATGTTAGACTACCCTGTTAATATTTTACAATTAAAACATGGTGGTTTTAGGGTAACTTACGATACTACTGAAAAATCACCTATTCAAACTCTGTCTAGTAATATTGCTTATCACGAAGTATCTCAAGCAATGGCAGGTGCAAAACGTCTTTCTATTGTATTAGAGATGATTCAAGTACGTGAGATTACTGTAGAAGACAATATCACGGCTAACATGAATATTACTCTATCTAAAACATTTGATGATTTCTACCACTATGCTCGAGTGTTCCATGGGGATGGTGTTTCCAAATGGAAAGAGATGGCTACCACTCATTGTCCTGATATTTACGATTTATATAAACCTACTGCTGTATTAAAATTAGTAGAGAATACAGAAGACTTTACACTCTCTATGTCTATTCCTAAAGTATATAACCAATTGACTAATCCGGCAGCAAGTCCTGTGGTCTCTGGTTCACTAGGTGGTCGTGTTAAATTAAATATCTATACTACTTTAGGTAAAATAGACATGAACTTAGATGCGTATACGCTAGACCAATATAGTTACGACTTCTTCCCTCAAGGTTCTAAGAATCGTGACTACAGTGAGTTAGATGAATTCAGTAGCGCGCTCACTTCTTTACATAGCGTAATCATCTTCAGTAGGGATTATGTTAACCAAGGTCGTGACCCATTGACATTTGAGGAATTACGTAGCCGTGTAATTAATAATACAGTAGGACCTAATGAAGTTCCTGTTAGCCATGTGGCGTTAACCGACCACTCTTTAGATAGTAGCTTTAAGATTATTAAATCTGTAGACTATGTTACTAACCGTGCTTATTGGGCAGTACGTGGTATGCCAAAACCAGAGAACTCTGATTTGATTACACCTGCCGCTGCTTCTATTGAAACACTGACGACGACTATTTCTGGTCTAGTAGGTACAGGTACTGTAAAAGACAATGAGAAACGTGTAACGATTATGCCTAACTCTATCTATACCATGTACAATGGTAGGATGTCCATGTTAGACCATACTGAAATCAAACGTATCTTAGACTTGAGTGCTGAAAATAGAGCTAAGGAAGTCAACAGTAAAGAGATGTTCTACTCGCCATTTCACTATGTTGTCGATAATGAAGACGATACAGTGAAGTTACGTGCTTACTACTTAGATTCACCTAAAGCCATTACTAAATACTATAATGAAAGCAATAATAAGATTCCTATCTCATTGACTGTTTCTGATAAGTATAGTATTCGTCGTTCTGAAAATGGTTATATCATTCGTGTAGAGATGAAGTCTAATTCTGACTATAAGAATTTACCCGATGATAGACTCTGGGCACAGTTATTGGTCAAACCTTATCAGGATAAAAATGATGTTTATCTAAATGGTAGGTTAGTAGGTAAGAACAGTGATGAAGAACCTATTTTCGAATTTGAATTAGTGACTAATTTCGATTTAGATGACAACCATTGTTTAATTGTTAATAACTTGTCTTTAAAAGGTTCTAGTGATTTAGATATTCCTATTGAATTAGATAATAATTTTGAATTGTTATTTGGTTTTTATGGTAATGTAAATGGTTGGAGTCGCGTTACTTTAGATGATAAAGTAGGTATCCATTTATTGGAAAATGACGCTAAGGTTATCTTGAGTGAAAGTATCCGTATTCGTTTAGGACATCATCTAAAATGGTTATGGTCTCGTGCCAGAACCTATGCTGATGAGGTTATCTATAAACGCTATACTGAAAACGTACCTATGTTATACGAAGAAGATGTATATGCTAAAGACGCTGTGACTGGTTCTATTATTAACATTGTAGATGGTAAAGTCAAATACAACCTAGTACACCGTAAGGGTGAACAAATGACGGATAACGATGGTCAGTTGGTTTGGAAACATCGTCAAGGCGATATCATGTTGGACAATAATGGTCAACCTATTATTGATAGACCTCGTGATATTATTCGTCGTTTAGAACTAATGGTAATTGATGCTACTTACTGGTTTGCTACTGACGATATTGCAATAGAGTATCGTAATGAGTTAGTGGATTTGTTTATTGATTGGATTGTTTCTGACTTAACACCGATTAATGAGAAAACACTGGAACAAACTGGTATCTACTATTATCCTTCAGCGACTATGGGTCAGTTAAAAGTAATGTATAACGAAGGTATTGAGACTTATATCAATGCTGCACAATCGTTACAAATTAACTTAACTGTATCTCGTCAAGTATACAATAACATCGACGTGATTAATAAGATTAAAGAAGCTACTATTCGTGTACTGAATGAAGAAATCAGTAAAGAAACAGTTTCTGTTTCTACTATTGTTTCTAAGTTAGTAAAAGAACACGGCGATGATGTTATTGGTTTAACATTAGGTAACTTAGGTGGTAGTGACCGTATTATTTCATTTACTGTATTGGATGAAGGTAAGCGTGCTACTATTCGTAAGAAACTGACTATTCAATCAGATGAAACATTGTCTGTTGATGAAGACGTTACTTTCAACTTCAAAGTACATAGCAGCGAAGAAGAAAGAATTAAATCTCTATAAGAAATATTACTCTACTACCCTTGATTGGGTAGTAGAGTAATTATCTTTATGCTCTAAATTCTTCAGCTACTGTTTTACATTGTAAACCAAATTGGCGTACTAAATTATTAATTTCTTCAGAGTACGTTTCATTTGGTTCTGATTCGCTGTATTGACCTAAGAAGTCTAATACCAAAGCCATAGCATCTTTACAACTATTGTAGAATGTAATCAGTTGATTATAAGCAATAGTCTTAGTTAAGAATGAATAGCTAATATGTCGAATCACTTCTTTAGTTAAGTTATTCAGAACAGACAATGCTGCATAAGTATCATCATCTTGTCCTTTAACCATATTGTCTTTAATGGATTTAGTTAAGATGTTGTTATACCAATCTAAATAAATCTTAGTACTACTTACTTCACTAATTAACAAACTAGAAGCACCAACGATGGTGTGTTCTAATCTATTGAAATTAGAATTTAAGACTTGTAAACATTGTTTACCAAATAAACTTTTACCATCAGTATCTTTTACGATTGGTTTGAGTACTTCATCAATAGACTTACGATTCCAGTATTGATTAAATAACAATTTATTTACTGCATTAACGGTAATACCCATTTGTTTTTTCATGAGTGTATTGGATTCAGAATCTCTTGTTTCTACCCAATCTGCAATACTGTTATACAAATCACTTAATGCATTACCGCATTCGTCTAATTTTTCATTAAAGCATGGTTCGAAGATATCTCCATTTAAATAGATAACATCCAATAGGTTACTAATGCGGTCACTATTTACCATATAAGCCAAATAGGTAAATGGTGAATTAATGGTTTTAAAATTAGACTCAATAAATTGTTCTAGTGTTACTTTATTGACTTTAGGATTATCGTATTCATTGAATAAGAATGAATAACCCGCTATTTCTGGGTCTTGTCTGGTATACTCAGCTACACAATCGTGTCTTCTCTCTACTGCTTCTAATACGTCTTTATCGTAAATAGCGAGATTAATATCTTCACGAGCTTGTCGTTTCTCTTCTACTAATTGTGTGTAAATTTTATCTAGGATAGAACGAACAGAAGTTAGACGAAGTGATAGGCTTTCACCTTTACCGTATACTTTGCCTAATTTATCATTAATAACCATAATCGCTTGAGGCTCTAAACTATCGCTTTCCATGGCTCTGTTATCACCATAGGTTAATAAACGCATGGCTGTGTTATAGTAATCCTTAGCTAATTTTTCATTAATGGCACATTCATTTGTACAGATTTGTTCTTGAATGGTTTCTTCAGTTTCAGTCAACAAATGATGGGAAGGTGTAGAAGTATATTCACTCTCTCCTTCTAGTGGAATATCGGGTTGAATCTCAACCAATGTAGAACGGTCTTCACGAGAGATACAACCTTTATCTTTAATAAAGGCTAACATATTTTGTAAAGATTCGTTAGAAGATTCTATTTTAGCTACTTCATCTTCAGTATGTTCTACTTCTTTTAATTGTTCTACAGTATTGTTAATTGCTTCTGTAGGAGCATTTAGAATCTCTTCAATAGAAGTATTACTTTGATTAGTAGTAGGTTCAGTATCAGAAGATTGACCTGATGGTTCACTACTTTCTTTGTGTTGTTCAACTGGGGTGGTGGTATCTACATCATCCCAAGAATACTTATTAATAGACATAACAGTTTCCTTTTTATTTCTATGAAAATGGTTTTACACTCATAGGTTTTAGATAGAAAGGTTAATAAAATGAATTTATTTGAAAATACAACCGAAGATGATTTTAAAACAGGTCCTCATTTTATTCCTAAACATAATGGTTTAAGTGAAGAAGAGCAGGCAAAGTTGGAAGAACTTCGTAAAAATTATATCGCTAGAAAATTAGCAGAAGCGAAAAAATAAAATTATTTACTATAATTAGATACTCCTACAAGAGTAGGAGTATCTAATTTATTTAACGTTACTTACTAGAACCAGTAGCAAGGTTATAAGCAATACGTGCTACTTCTTTAACACCTTTACCTGTAGCTTTTGCTGCTTCAACTAAATCAGAACCTAAATCTCTCAATGCTTGTTTGCGATTTTCTTTACGTTCTTCTTTTTTAGCCTGTTTTTCTTGCTCTTTAGCTTCTTTATCAGCATGACGTTGTTCAATCTCTTCATCTGTTTCTTTGTTTAATGCTCTAGAATATTGAGCATTTTCAGCCTGCTCTTGATAAGCATTTTTAGCTTTAGCAAATTCAAAGAGACCTTCTACAGAAACTTCAGAAGAAAATAGTCCAGAACCTATATCTACATTAACTTCAATCTCAGAAGTATCTTCTCCTTCAACTTCTATTTCATCAGAATCGATATAGGAATCGTCGGTGAATAAATCTAAGGGTATTTCACTGACATTATTCTCTAAAGATAGAACAGGTGTTTCTAAATCATCGTCGAAAATACTCATGTAGATACCCTCATCATTCTTGGTTTAAACGATTAAAGATATTAACGATACCTGTTTTATTTTGTTTGAAAAATTCCAAAGTATCTGCTGGGAAATAGCTTTCCGCATCAAACAGTACTGACAATAGAGAAGAACCATCATTGTTAATAGAGATAGGTCTATATTTAACATTGTACATCATGATAAATAATTTCTTAGTCAAATCTACGCAATAACGGATATCTGTTAAAACGTTTTCATTAATTAAAGAAATTGTTTCAGAAACTGGTTTATAGGCATATTGTAGATATGTATTTTCAGCAGTATCGTTGCCATCTACTGTATTAATATATTTTACAGATAGTGCCAAAGCCACAGCGAACGCTACGCCTTGTAATCTATTCTCTTGTTGAAAGTTAGAATCAGCAAGAGCACGAATATCTGAATATAAAGACATAATTAATTCCTTTTTATTTTAAATTTCTTAAATCATAAGCTGCAACAAATAAATTGTTATAACTTAACTTTTCTAATTCTTTATAGAATTCTGTTTGAGACAATAGTCTACGTTTACTAGGTATAATCATATCTGCAAACGAACCAATTAAAGATTTATATTCTTTATAGTTAGTTAAAACTTTATCAATGCGACTAATATCATCGCGGATACGTTTACCTATCGCCTTATCAATATTTTTATCCTTAAGCATGGCGACCATATCATTACGCATACGACCAAAACGATTGACTTCCGTGTCGTAGGTACCATCACCTGCATTAGATGTTGATTTAAAGATTTCAATGGTAATGATTAACCCAATAATACCAGGAAGAATCATTGCCATGCCAACGACAGTAAAAGCACTCATCATAAGCAAAACCATACCAGTGATGATTTCATTAATAACAAAACCAGTCATTGTCATTGTAGACCTAACACCATATAACTGTAGGATTTTATTTAAACCAGATGATAGGTCGCCGCCTGCGCCACATCGTACTGCAAATTTGTCAGCTAAATGTTCTGCATTAATTTCTTCATACTCTCGTTGAGACATAAGTGTTTTTGTATCTTGAACATGGTTGGATACAATAGCTGTAACAATAATTTCTTTTCGTTTACCAGATAGTTCTTTTGTATCTACTTTAGTAAGTGTGGTTTCATTACTATTCCATTGTTTTAAGATGATTTCTATCTTATCAGCATCTTCTGTTTTTGCAATTCGATTTAAAGTCCCTAACATAGGTAGATTAATAGAATAAGTATGTGCAACCAATGCAAAGTAAGAGAACATATGTCCAACTTCATGTAGGATAACTGCTGAAATTTCAGCAGGTGTCATTAACGCATTACTTTCGTAATAACCTGGCCACATCATGTCTGGACCAATAAATAAATCAACAACAACATTCTTAAAGTCACCGCCGATTTTAAAATTCTTAATGTCTACAGAACCCCTAATGCTTCCTTGTTGTCTCTTTAATTCTTCATTATCGAAAAATATTCTTTGATCAAAATCAATTAAAGTATGGTTTTTATTTAAATCAGGTGGCATCATTGCAAAACACCTGTGTTCTGCAGAAATATTTACACTAATACCTGTATGCTTAGCAATCACATCTGTAATTCTTTTTTGTGCTTCTTTATTACGATAAAAAGTACGAGGTGTTTCTGTATCAATAATTATCTTTATTGCTTTTGTCAATTCTTCATGAAAACCTGATTTTATCATTGACCAGTTGTTTTCATTGACCATCATCTCGTTAGATAACTCTAACGACCCATCAAATAAACTCATTTTAACTATCCTTTTAGTATAACGTTATACGGTGTTCTCATATTATCTTTCGTTTTATTTGGCTAATATATATTTTTGCATTTAAAAAAATATGAATAGACTTGACTTTTAAAGGAAAAGAAAATGGCTGAAATAGTCGGTACTCAATGTCGTAATGTTATTTACCTAGCAAATCAAGCTGCTAAGAATGCAGTCTTAAGTGAAAAGATTGGCAATAGAGAAACAGACGTACATTTAGTTAAGATTACGGATTATCTTGACGATGGTACAGTAGATAGAAAAATTAAACTAATTAAAGACTTTAAAAAGACTTTTTGGGTATGTACACCTAAGAATAGAAACCATAAACAAAAGAAAGAACGTTTTCCTATTTCAGAGTGTGAAGAGATTCGTGTACCTAGAAAAGAGATGTTAACTGCAGCAATGAATTCTTTAGGTATTAAGAACTTTGGTCAACGTATCTCTCCTTCTGATATTCTAAGAGGCCCTTATGTTTACGGTACTGATTTAAGTTCATCTGCTGAACTAAAGTATAAGTATAATCATGGTGAGTTAGCCAGTAAGACTGAAAAATTAGCTGACGTTGCAGCATTTGACGTGGAAACCAATATCCGTAATAAAGATAAATACGAGCATATTGAAATGGCTACATTGTCCATGAAAGATACTGTGGTTACTGTCGTAGATATTAACTTTATTCGTGGTAAATTTCCTAATATCTCTAAAGAAAAAGCATTAGAGACTTTATATAAGTACGATGAGATTTACTTAGGAGAAGTGAATAAAGAAAGAAATATTAAACAAGAGTTTTATGTAGTCGATTCTGAAATTGAAGTTGTTAAGAAAATCTTTGAAAGAGCGCATGAGTTAAAGCCTGATTTCATTAGTGCTTGGAACATGGATTACGATGTACGCAGAACTATTGAAGCTTGTGAGAGAGCTGATGTAAAAGTATCTGATATATTATCTGACCCATCTGTACCTCCTGCATTCAGATTCTTCGATTATAATCCTGGTAAAGAATCTGCATTAAGTAAAAAAGGCGTATGGAAAAACTTAGCTAACTTTGAGAAGTGGCCACAAGTCAATGTACCTGCTAGTTTTACATTTATTGATAGCATGTGTTATTACTATAACTCTCGTAAACATAAAGGTAAATTACCTAAGTATTCATTAGACTATATTTTGTCTATTGAATTTCCTGATGAAATTAAACCTGGTATGTCTGAAAAAGAAATTGCTAGAGCTAATCGAAACAGTAAGATTCGTAAATTAAAGTTTGACGAAAGTAGTCACTTGATTGGTACTGTGGATTGGCATATCTTCATGCAAAGTAATTATCCATTTGAATATGTCATCTATAATAAGTTTGACTGTATTGCATTAGAATATTTAGATGAACAAACCATGGATATTTCACACAGTGTCGTATCAGCATGTGAATCTAGTGATTATAAAGACTTTGATTCAGAACCTAAACGATTAGCAGATGATATGCACTGGTTTAATCTAGAAAGAGGTTATGCTTACGGTACAGGTGGTGCAAATAATGAAATACCATTAGACAGTGAGTTGATTGGGCGTGATGATTGGATCATTACATTACGTGCTGATTTATTAATTGCTGAAGGTAATAATTTATTTGAAGATGCTCGTGGTTTAAAAACATTAGTATTTAGAGACAATGCTGACATTGACGTAACATCTAGTTATCCAAATGGCAATAGTGCTTTAAATACTTCTCGTGAAACCATGACTAAAGAGTTAATCAGTATTGACCATGTAGATGAAAGATGGAGAAGACAAAGTGGTATTAACATGAGTGGTGGATTTGTTAATGCTGTAGAAATATCTTGTCAGTTGTTTAATGCACCTACTATGGTAAATATGTTAGAAGAATACAGAAGACAAAAAAATAACTAAAAAAATAGACTAGGGGATGTTCTCCCTAGTCTATTTACTCTCCTTATGTTAACCCATAATAGGTTTGAACATATGGAGGTTTTGTTTGATGTACTCTAAACGCTCATCTGCATCTGCTTTAATCTCAGCAGTGTCTTTGCAGACTTTCAAAGCTACTGGGTACATTGTTGCTAGTACGTTAGCAATATCGTCTGTAGTACCTACACCTAAACGAACGACATCAAAGCAGTAAGCGTCGATTTCGGCTTCGTATTGCACTTGTTCGAGCTTTTCCAGTAGTTTTTGTTTTTCTGGTGTAGCAAAATACAACCCACCTAGTTCTGTATTAACTTCACGAATGGTGCGTCCATCCAGATTGAAGTTACGGAATTGAATCACATGGAGCAATTCATGTGGGAGAATGTTTTTATCTACATCCAACATTGCTTTAAATTGATGACGCAATTGTTTTGAAAACACGCTACATACAGCAAAGAATGCTTTGAGTGTAGGATTTAAATGCTTAATAATTACCTTGTCTTTGTCTGCAAGGTATGCACCTTGGATATGATAGTTTCTCATCAATTGATGTTCAGAATCTGAATTGAAGATGGAAGTATGTTTACCGCCATATCTCTTTTGAAACCATTTTTGTCGGTCTACTTCTACGTCAATGTTTTTGAACATGGATTCAGTATATTGAAAATTGAATTTGATAGCCATAGTAATACTCCTTAAATTTGTTAAAAGAATTAAAGTGGAAAGTTTCCTCTCTTTCCATTTTAATAGTATATATCTGAAATAAAATAAAATATATTAC